CTTAATTCCGCGGTTTCGCGAGAGATACGGCTAAAACATCCACAGAAAATGGAAGAAATGCGAAAAAAAAGCAGAGAAAATTGGATTTATCGATATTACCAAGACATCAAGGAAGGGTCCGTGATTGTCGGGCAGTATATCGAAGCCATCATGGAGATCATCGTTGCCGGGATTAAAGATAAGACATACATCTTTGACCAGAAGAAGGCCGATGATGCCATTGAGTGGATTGAGACGCATGCATTCCATACAGAAGGCGAGCTTGCCACGAAGCCGCTGATTTTAGCAACCTGGCAGAAGGCTTTTCTTTCCTGTTTGTTCGGAATTGTGAAAGAGGATGGAAAAAGGTACTTCCGGGAAGCGATTTTGGTGGTGGCGAGGAAAAACGGCAAGAGTCTCTTCGCTGCAGCAATAGCAAGATATGTTTGGTGCTTGGAAGGTGGTTTTGGCGCGAAGATTTACAATATCGCTCCGAAATTTGACCAGGCAGATATTATATACAACAACGTCTGGCAGATGACTCTTTTGGATCCTGAATACCAACGGATGAAAGAGATCCTGTCAGAGAAGGATATGCACAACAAAAAGGTCCATGATGATTCGATGTTGCCGAAGCATAGAATGTCAGATCTTTACATCACGGGAACCAATTCCAGTGTGAAGAAGATTGCTTTCAACGCTAAAACATCGGACGGTTTCAATCCTTCATTGTGCATATGTGATGAGGTTGCTTCCTGGGAAGGTGATGGCGGCCTTAAACAGTATGAGGTCATGAAGTCCGGTATGGGCGCAAGACCTGAAGGCATAATGCTCTCATGCACCACAAGCGGTTATGTCAATGATTCGATATACGATGAAATCATAAAGAGATCCACAAGATTTCTGAAGGGCGACAGTGAAGAAAAAAGACTGTTGCCTTTTTTATACATGATTGATGATGTCGAAAAGTGGGACGACATCACAGAGCTTCACAAGAGCAATCCGAATTTGAATGTATCAGTTCCGGTTGACTACTTGCTGGAAGAGATTGCTATTGCAAAGGGTTCGCTATCCAAAAAGGCCGAATTTCTTTGTAAATACTGCAACATCAAACAGAACAGCAGCCTTGCTTGGCTTGATGCCAGGGTGGTGGAGAAGAGTGCTGGCGAAGCGCTTTCTTTGGATGACTTCCGAAGCAGCTATTGTGTGGCAGGGATTGACTTGTCACAAACCACTGACTTGACAAGCGCTTGTGTCGTGATTGAGAAGAACGGCGAGCTGTATGTCTTCTCAAAATTCTGGCTACCAGCAGAGAAGATTGATGAAGCTACCACAAGAGATGGCCTGCCGTATCAGATATACATCCAGCGTGGCTTGCTTGAAGCCAGCGGCGACAATTTTGTTGATTACCATGATTGCTTTGACTGGTTCAAGATGCTGGTGGAGCAATATGAGATCTTGCCATTGATGGTGGGATATGACCGCTACAGTGCACAGTATCTGGTGCAGGATCTGAAGACGTATGGATTCAGGACGGATGATGTGTATCAGGGTGAAAATCTTTGGGGAGTTCTTCAAGAGATGGAAGGCCTTATGAAAGATGGCAAGGTCCACATTGGAGACAATGATTTGTTGAAAATTCATCTGCTCAATTCCGCTATCAAGATGAGCGCGGAACGTGGCAGAGGAAAATTGATAAAACTAAACCCGTCAGCTCATATTGACGGTTGCGCTGCACTGGCTGATGCTTTCACAGTGCGGCAGAAATGGTATGACGAGATAGGCGACAGATTGAGGAATGAAGCATGAGTTTATTTGACGCACTTTTCAAAAAAACACCGAAACCAAAGGGACAGTATGGCGGCATGTTCAAGCTGCTCAATGGCTATGTACCGCAGTTCACCACTTATTCCGGGAGTGTGTATGAGTCTGAACTTATCAGGGCGGCTATCAATGCCAGGGCGGTCCACATGGGAAAGCTCAAGATTGAGATTAAAGGATCCGCGAAGCCTGCATTGAGGGTGAAGCTGCAGCATGCACCGAACAGGTTCCAGAGCTGGAGCCAGTTCCTGTATCGCTTGAGCACGATCCTTGATGTCAACAACACGGCTTTCATCACTCCTATCTATGATGAGTATGGCGAAGTCAGTGGTATTTATGCGCCACTGCCTCAAAAGTGTGAGCTGGTGCAGTATGGCGATGTCCCTTATCTGCGATATACATTTTCAAATGGTGACCGGGCAAGCATTGAGTTGGAAAACTGTGGCATCATGACCAAGTTTCAATATTCAGATGACATGTTCGGGGAGAATAATAACGCACTCATTCCGACAATGGACCTGGTTCACATCCAGAACCAAGGTATCAAGGAAGGAGTCAAGTCCGCTGCCACCTACAGATTTTGGGCGCAGGTAAACAACTTCTCAAAGGTTGAAGATCTTCGCAATGAGAGGAAGCGGTTCACAGAAGAAAACTTCTCTGCTGATGCACAGGCAGGAGGTGTTCTGCTCTTCCCGAACACGTACAACAATATAAACCAGGTTAAATCAGAGCCGTGGGTTGTGGATGCAGAGCAGATGGCTGCTATCCGTAAGAACGTCTTTGAATACTTCATGGTCAATGAGGATATTCTGACGAACAAGGCCTATGGTGACAACTGGATTGCTTTCTATGGCGGCGCGGTTGAACCTTTTGCGATCCAGTTCAGCGAAGTGGTCACAAAGATGCTTTATACCTTCAACGAGCAGAGCCGCGACAATCAGATTGTTGCTACCACAAACCGCTTGCAGTACATGAGCAGTCAGGAGAAGCTTCAGATCTCTTCGCAGCTTTCAGACCGTGGCATCTTGAGTCGTGATGATGTCAGGTGGATATGGGGCCTTGAGCCACTGCCGAATGATGAAGGCAAGGAATACATCATAAGAGGTGAGTATTGGAATGCCACTGAAAAGATAAACGGCGGTGGCGAAGATGATGACAACACGGAGGACAACGGTAATGAAGAAGGAAATTAGAGCATTCAGCTTTGAGGTCAGAGCTGAACAGAATGAGGAACATGGAACCCACTTGGTGGGGCAGCCAATAGTCTACAACGAAAGAACAGATCTTGGCTGGTATGACGAGATTATAGCAGATGGCGCACTGAACGAAACGGATCTTCGGGATGTGCGTTTTTTGATTAATCATAACACCGACATGATACCGCTTGCGAGATCACGGAACAACAATGCAAATTCCACAATGCAGTTGCAGGTGGTTCCGAATGTCGGCATGACGATCCGCGTTGACCTTGACACAGAAAACAATGCGGATGCAAGAAGCCTTTACTCCGCCGTGAGCCGTGGTGACATTTCCGGAATGTCGTTCATGTTCGTGGTGGATAAGGATACATGGAGTGATATTGACTCTGAACATCCTACAAGGACCATTGAGAAGCTTTCCAAGGTCTTTGAGGTATCAGCTGTCACATTCCCTGCTTATGAAGCTACCTCAATACAGGCTAGAGGCCTTGCTGATGCGCTGGATAGTGCAAAGGCATCACTGGATAGTGTCAGGGCTGAAAAGCGTGAGATTGAGCGCAAAAAACAAAAAATAAGAATTTTGATGGAGGTATAAAGCTATGGAACTGAAAAACAAAACAGTTGAAGAGCTTGAGACTCGTAAGAGTGAAATCGGCGCTGAAATCGACAATGATGGCGCAGATCTTGATGCACTGACTGAAGAGGTCAGAGCAATCAATGAGGAACTTGAGACAAGAAAAGCAGAAGCAACCAAAAGAGCTGAAATCAGACAGGCTGTTGCCGCTGGTGAGGGCGAGGTTGTTCAGACTTTCAAAGCACCTGAAGTAAGGGAGGAAAAGAAAATGTTTGGTGTTGATTCCAAAGAGTACAGAGATGCATGGACCAAGTCCATTGTAAAGCGTGAGCTGAATGAGGAAGAGAGAAGTGCTCTCTCATCCGCTGGCGCTGTTATCCCCACTATGACCGTTAACGCAGTATGGGACAAGCTGGTTAAGCCTGCAGAGCTTCTTGGCAAAGTTGATGTAAGCCAGTTCGCTTCTTATGTTCGTTTCCCGAAGGCAACGACCGTGAACGCGGCTTCTTCGCAGGCTGTTGGCAGTGAGATCAGTGAGTCTTCTGACGCTGTTGGATATGTTGACCTTATCCCCAACGAATATGTGAAGCTGCTTACTGTTGGCGCTGACATCGACCATATGGCGATTGATGCAATCCATGACTGGATTGTTGACAATCTTACCAAGTCAATCAGATATGCAATCAATAAGGACATCCTTGTTGGATCCGGTACAAATGCCCTTAAGGGTATCAAGCAGAGCGTTGATGCTGATGCTTCCGGTCTTCCTGCTACCATCACCAAGGCATCCATTCTCAAGATCATGGGTAAACTTGGTGGCGCTTACCAGCAGGGTGCAATCTGGATCATGACCCCGGAAATGTTCTATGAGAACATTCTTACACTTACCGCGCTGAATGATTACATCATCAATGATGGCTTCACCTTCAGGCTGTTCGGTCATGATGTTGTTCTTATGAGCGAAGCACTCATTTCCAGCAAGGAGACCATCTTCTACGGTGATCCTTCTGCTTACAAGGTAAACATCTTCAAGCCGCTTGAAGTTAAGCCTTTTGAGACCGCAACGACCACGAACATCCAGTTCCGTGGCGCTTGCCTTGCAGATGGTGAGCTGCTTGATACCAGCGCATTTGTAAGATTCGCACAGACCTGATGACAGAGTAAACCCGAAAGCCAAGATTGAAGAGAGGTAGAGAATGAAAACACTGGTTGCAGTGCCGTGTATGGAGATGCTTAAAACAAAGTTTGTGGATTGTCTTTTGAAGCTACCACAAGACGAGTACCAAGTCGAATTTGGTGTTGCTTCGCTGATATACGACACGCGCAATCAGTTCATAGATAAAGCCATCGGAGGTGGCTATGAGCGAATGTTCTGGATTGATTCAGACATGGTCTTTGATGCTGCCACGATGGCTTATCTCAATCAAGATCTTGACAAGGGTTATGACTTTGTCGCTGGACTTGCTTTCAAGCGGAGAAAACCTTTTACACCGGTGATATTTAGCGAGCTTGACATCATCAAAAACCCGAATAACAGCCTGACACCTATCGCCAAGACTTTCAAAGACTATCCAAAAGATTGTCTCTTTGAGGTTTGTGGTTTTGGTTTCGGTTTTGTCGGAATGAATGTGGCAGGCCTGCAGAGGGTTGTTGATAAGTATGGCAAGAGACTCTTTAGTCCTTATACCTGTTTTGGGGAAGATCTTTCCTTCTGTGTAAGGGCGAAGTCAGCTGGCGAAAAGCTTTACTGCGATTCACGAGCTGAAGTTGGTCATGTCGGTGAGTATATATACGACTCTGAAATGTACGAAAGGACACGAGATGATAGAAAAGGTGAAGCTTGCGTTAAGGATAATGACTGACGCATTTGATTATGAAATTGAAACCCTGATAGCTGCCGCAAAAGCTGATCTTGGCATTGCAGGTGTTGAGGTTCCTGAAGTGATAGATCCTATCTGTGAGCGTGCAATCATCACGTATTGCAAGCTGAATTTCGGGGAACCGGACAGGGTGGAGATGTATGACCGCTTGAAGGCATCATATGACGAGCAGAAAGCACAGCTTTCTATGGCAACGGGGTACACATCATGGACAGAAGCAACGTAATCACGCTGATAGGCGAGAAGAGGACTCCTGATGAATTTGGAGTTTCGATGAAAACACGAATATACAGGGATGTCTTCTGTAATGTCTCAAGCGTGACTGCCACAGAGTTTTTTGAGGGTGGCAGGTCCGGTCTTAACCCTGCCTTCCGCATGACGATGTTTGCCGGTGATTACAAGGGCGAAAAGATGCTTGAGTATAACGGGCTGACTTATGCAATTTACAGAACGTATCTGAAGACGACTGACACGATTGAACTCTATGTAGAGCGCAAGGGCGGTACAAATGGCAAGCAAGAAGATTTTAGCGTCACAACTTCCTGATGCAATCAAAAGTATCCTGGATGAATATGCAGGTGAAATTGAAGTGAATATCAACGAGATCACAGCCAAAGTGACCAAGGAAGGCGCAAAGGTTCTGCGTGCAGAGTCAAAGCAAAAATTTAAAGATGTGAAGCTGAAGAGGGGACGTTATGGAACCGGCTGGACAACTCAAATGGAAACAGGAAGGTTTTCAGCGCAAGGAACCATATACAACAAAAAATACCCTGGCTTACCACATCTTCTAGAGCATGGTCATGCTATGAGAGGCGGCGGCAGAGTTAAAGGCAAGCTGCACATTGAACCCGTGGAAAAGATGGTAATTGAGAACTATGAAAAGGTGATAACAGATGAGCTTGAGAGAAATAGCTGAAATGATAGCGCAAATGGGACTTCCTTTTGCTTACAGAGCGTTTGAGGAAGATGATCCTGACAATCCGCCACCTGCTCCGCCTTTTATTTGTTATCTATACACAGGCAATGTCCCGGAGCCGGCTGACAACACAAATTATGCCAGGATTGAAACGCTGGCGATTGAACTATACACAGACCACAAGGATTTCACGCTTGAAGCAGCTGTTGAGGCAGTTTTGAACAGCAATGAGCTGGTTTTTGACCGTGAAGAAGTGTGGCTGAATGATGAGCGCATGCAAATGACAACTTACACAATGGAGGTGCTGATAAATGGCTAATAAGATTATGTATGGACTGAAAAATGTTCATTATGCCAAACTTACAGAGACCACTGACCCCATTTCGGGTGAAGTGACCTATTCTTATGGAACAGTGAAGGCATGGCCCGGAGCCGTTTCTCTTTCTTTAGAGCCGCAGAGCGACGTGCTCAAAGAGTATGCAGATGATGTTGAGTGGTATGTTCAGGAGTCCAACAACGGTTATGAAGGCGACTTCGAATACGAAGTAATGCCCGAAGATTTCCGTGAGAACATCCTTGGTGAGACAAAAGACTCCAAGAATGTCTTCGTTGAGACTAACCTTGTTTCCACCACTTATTTTGCTCTTCTCTTTGAAATCAATGGCGACGTGGCAAAGCGCAGGAATGCTTTCTATAAGTGTTCTGCAACTCGTGAGAAGAACGATGCGAAGACGAAGTCTGAAAACATCGAAGCTACTCATGGAACAGTAACCATCACAGCTATCAGCCGTGGTGATGGTCTTATCAAGTCCAGCACTGGCGAGAACGTGAATGCATCGGTTTACAACAACTGGTACAGCACCGTTTACGAGCCGCAGATTGCTTCCACCTGATAAGCTACACAGACAAGCAGGCCCCAAGGTGAAATATCTTTGGGGCCTTTTTTACGAATGACAGAAAAGGAGACAAAAGACTATGTTTGCAGAGATTACTTTGACCACAGTAGAAGGCGCGGAGCGTAAAGTTCCCATGCTTTCACACGCAGCTATCCCAATTAGGTATAAAAACCTATTTCACAAAGATTTGATGATTGAAGTCGCCAACTTTCTTGGTGAAGGTGGCATGGATGACAGTACCTTCAGTACAGTCATGGATATGGTGCCGCAGCTTTCATATGTGATGGCAATGGCAGCGGAACACGTTGACATGTCAAAGCTGACATTTGATGGATATGTAGCATGGCTTGAAGGTTTTTCTTCGGAAACTTTCATCATGCATTCCGGTGAGATCATCAACATCTACTATGGAAACATGAAGGGGGATAGCAAACCAAAAAACCCCAAAGCCCGACAGTCCGCGAAATAAACACGGCGGTTTATTTATTAAGGGCGAAGCAAATCGGGCTGACAATCAAAGAAATGGAAGAAATTGACCTTGGTCTTGTGTATGACATGCTCATTGAACATGGCAATGACAGCTGCGATTACAACACCAAGGCATCACAGAACGACATAGATTTACTTTTAGGGTGACACTTATGGCAAGTAAGCGAATTAAGGGCATTACCATACAGATCGGAGCTGACACAAGAGAGCTGAACCAGGCTATCAAAGAATTTGAGAGCAATATCAGCAAATCAAAGTCACAACTCCGTGATGTCAACAATCTTCTCAAGATGGATCCGAAAAACACGGTTCTTCTTACACAGAAGCAGAATGCTTTGACGGAAGCCATCAAAAACACGGAAGAGAAGATAAAAGAAGAATACAGGGCGCTTGAACAGCTCAAAGCAGGTCCTCAAAATGATAAGACTATTGAGCAGCAGGAGAGGCTTTCCAGGGAGATCATTGCCAACGAGCAGGATCTGAAATCACTCAAAAATGAGTATAAGGATTTTGGATCTGTAGCACAACAGCAGGCCAAGGTTGCCGCTGATGGCATGAAAGAAGTTGGTCAGACTATCCAGCAGGCTGGACAGGGTATCACCGATGTTGGCAAAAGCATGACCAAGTATGTCACTGCTCCTATCGCTGCAGCTGGCGCGGCTTCTATCAAAAGAGCGGCTGACTTTGAAGAAGGTATGAGCCGTGTGCAGGCTATTTCGGGCGCAACTACAGAGCAGATGCTTGCTCTTGAAGAAAAGGGCCTTGAGATGGCTGCAAAAACGAAGTACACAGCCAGTGAGACCGCTGATGCATATGCTTACATGGCTATGGCTGGATGGAAGAGCGAAGAAATGATTGCAGGTCTTCCTGGTGTCATGAACCTTGCCATTGCTTCCGGTGAAGACCTTGCTGACACTTCGGATATTGTCACTGATTCACTCACAGCATTCAATCTTACTGCGGAAGACACAGACGAATTTGTGAATGTATTGGCGGCAGCGGCTACCAATTCCAACACCACAGTTGGCATGATGGGACAGGCCTTCAAATATGCCGCGGCCCCTGCAGGTACACTGGGATATAACATCAATGACGTGGCGCTTGCTCTTGGATTGATGGCGAATAACGGTATCAAGTCTGATATGGCTGGTACATCCTTGAGGAACATGTTCAACAGGATGGCGAAGCCTACAAAAGAGTCACAGCAGGCCATTGACAGAATGGGACTTTCACTCTATGACGCACAGGGAAACATGTACACCTTCCGTGAGGTCATGGAGCAGATGCGTGCCGGCTTCAGTAACATCAACATGAGTGCTGAGGAATTTGACAGAAGAGTATCACAGCTTGACCAGGATCTGGCGGATGGAACTCTGACACAGGCGAAGTATGACAAAGCACTGGAAGAGCTTACGCTTGAAGCTTTCGGCGCTGAACAGGCAGAGAAAGCAAGAGCTGCTGCCATGCTTGGTGGTACAAGAGCAATGTCAGGCTTGCTTGCCATTGTAAACGCTTCAGATGATGAGTTTTATGGCCTTGCAGATGCTATTGATTCATCTAGTGATAAATTTGCCATGTTGGCAGATGGTTCCATTATGCCGCTGAATGAAGCGCTTGAGAGTGGCGCTGAAATCATAGGCGAGTACAATGGACAGGCTGAAGCAATGGGTGCTGTCATGCTTAACAACGTCAATGGACAGATGACAATCCTGAAGTCAAAGCTTGATATTCTGGCTGTGTCTTTCGGAGATATACTTCTTCCGAAGGTGTCAGCAGTCGTTGAGAAGGTGTCGGAGCTTGTTGACCAGTTCCAGGCGCTGGATGATGAGAGCAAAGAGACAGTTGTCAGTGTGGGTGCTGTTGCTGCAGCTATAGGGCCGGCGCTTCTTATCATCGGCGGAGCTGTCACTGCTTTTGGAAAATTCGTTGAGGCGCTTGGTATCATTAAGGGTGCTTTCGCTGCTGGCGGAGTGTTCGCTGGTATTGGCAAAGTATTCAGCAACATAGGCCTTGGATTTAAGAGCGTTTTCACAGGTATTGCTTCCGGTTTAAAGAGTATCGCCACTGGTATAGGAGAGGCCATGTCCGGTGTTGGCACCACAATCATGACAGCATGCGCGGAGATCGCTGCAGAAGTGGCAATGTTCTTCATGGGCGCTGAAATTGGTAAGGTTGTTGGTGCATTACTGTTCCCGGATGATATTGACCTGTATGAGTCATATCAGGGCATTATTGGAACGGTTCAGATGTGCATTGATACTCTTGATGCTATGTGGTATCAGTTCAGCGAGACCTTCAAGAGCTGGTGGGAATACCAGAAGGGCATGTTTGAGAAGCTGAAAAACTTCATCAAGTCAACCTTTGAAGGTATCAAGGCAAATGTTCAGGGCGCTTTGCTTGGCATCAAGACAGCCGTGACTGTTGTCTGGACATTCATCCAGGCATATTTCAAGAGCAAGATTGACTTCATCAAGGGTGTTGTGACAGGTGGCTTCAAATTCATTCTGGATACCATCAAGGAGAAGCTTGGTGGTGCAAAGGACGAGGTCAACAATACCATTGAAGCGATTAAACTTGCATTTGAGGCAGTTATTGAGCTTGCCAAGACATGGGGCAAGGAGTTGGTCGGAAACTTCATAGATGGTATCAAGGGAAGAGTTGGTGTTGTTAAGGATGCCATGAGCTTCATGACGGATACCATCAAAAGTTATATACATTTCAGTCATCCTGATGTTGGACCTCTTGCGGATATAGATTCATGGATGCCCGACATGATGCAGCAACTTGCAGATCAGATTAGTGCTGGTGTTCCGCTTGTTGAATCCGCTATGCAGAGCACAGCAGGAGCTATGAGGAGTGGCATCGAAAGTGTTGATTATTCAGAACAGCTTGCAAACATCAACACCGGCATTGGTCAGCTTGCTACAGCAGGCGGCGGAGTTGTTGATGTGACAATCAACCTTGATAAGTACAAGCTTGGACACGCTATAGCAAATATCAATCAAACCAATGTTTACAGGAGCGGAGGGAGATAAGATGCTGAAGAATTATCCTATCAAAATAAATAATACTGCCATACCGTTTCCCAAAACATGGAGCGAAGACCGGGTGAGGATTGCATCCAATTTCCAGACAGAAAGCGGAAAGAGGAAAGCGATCCTTGTCCGTAATGCCAGGAAGACATGGTCAGGATCCTGGGTGGTGACATCTTCCTGGCTGAAGAAGTTTGAAGATTACCGGGCAGAAAATACCCTGACATTGAAGGTGTATGATGCATCAACTGATGCTTACAAGAGCCACACAGTCAGCATATCAGATGAAAGCTTCCGCTTTGAGCTGATAGAAGGTTCTGAAATGGTAGGCCGCACAAATGGCCTTTACAATGTTTCTTTTGAGTTGGAGGAGTTCTGATGTATCCTGTTTCCAGCGCTTTCAAAAAGGCTATCAAACAGCCGGTTGTTGAATATAAACTGACAGGCACGCTTGGTCAGCATAATTTTACTGAAGCCAACATCCTGGAAGGTTCTTTCAAGATTTCAAACCAGAGTACGAATGACAATCAAATCACGCTTGGAAGCTCTTACATGGGCCGCCTTGAAGCTACCTTTACAGGGGACTTTTTCAACAGGTATGACTGGTATCTGAAAAGGATTGTTCCGACTCTTTCCGTAAAGCTTGAAGATGGCACCTATGAGAGTGTGCCGCTTGGTGTGTTTATCATCAAAGAGTCGAAGCACACAGCTGAAGGTGTGCAGGTGGTGGCATATGACCGCATGGTGAAGTTTGGGCGGAAATTCATGCATAACAGATACAATTATGCTGCAAGGCCGTATGTATTTTTGAGCCAGATTTGTTCTGAATGTGATGTGACTCTTGCCAACACGCAGGCAGAGATTGAAGCCATGCGAAACGGCGAGCGCACAATGTATATCTTTGGAACGCTTACGGCTTCAAAAGACTATGAGAACGACATTGAAAAGTGTTGGGATGCTATCTTCTGGCTGGCGCAAACACTTGGAGGATTTGCCACATTCAACCGTGATGGTGAGCTTGAAATCAGACAGTATAACCAGCATGTGGTTGATGTGATAAGTGAAGACCACAGGCTTGAAGGAGCTGTTTTTGATGGGTATCTCACTAATTTTACTGGCATCTATGTAGAAAACATGGATGACTCCACAGAGTCATATTACGGTTATGATCCTGAAGAAATCACGGAGCAGATAAACACACTTACAGCTGAAATTGCTGGCTATGAGTCTGATATAAGCACTCTTGAAGGTGAGCTTGCTACTTTGTACGAAGAGCAGGAACAGATTGTTTTTGATTTGAACGCGCTTCGGATCCGGTACGAAGAAGGTCAGATAACTGAAGAAGAATATCTTCGCCAGAAGGCTATCCTTGATGAACAGTATGACCAGAAAACGGCGCAAATTGCCGCAAAACAGGTGCAGATTGAAGACAAGCAGGAAGATATAAGACTTGACCAGAAGTACATCATATGGCTGACACAGGCGCTTGAGAAGGCGGCTGATGGTGATGAAGGAACCAGCATGGATCTTGGTGCAAATCCTTTTGTCCAGAGGATAGATCCTGAAACAGAGAGCGCGGACCCCACTCTGATGAGGCGAGCAATCTTGAAATCACTGGACAAGATCTGTTATACACCGTTTACTTGTTCCACAGTGCTTGGTCCCCATTATGACCTTGGTGATGTGATTCGTTTCACGGGCGGGCATGCAGATGATGACCGTTGTTGCATAATGGCCTTTGAGTGGACGCTTAATGGCGAGTATTACATGCAGGGCTGGGGCACAGATACTGACAGCAGTCTCGTCAAGAGTAAAGTCGGAAAGGCTGCCACAAGAGCGCAGAAGACCGCTACTAAAGCAGAGAACAACGCTACTTCTGGAGGTGGCGGAGGTGGAGCCGCCAGCTTTGTTGTGGCGGCGAATAACAACTTTGAATTTGTAAGCTATACAGAGGTGTCATAATGGCATATAAGGTAATCAATGTAACACTTACAAATACTTGCAACATGGGAACAAAACCCTTCCATAAATGGATTGACAGAGTTTGTGAGTGCAACAATATGACGCTGGATGCCAAGTCAGACCCTTCCAGCACTTCAAGCTTTTGGGCTAGACTCAACGGTAATACATTGAGCAGCTATCTTTCAAGCGACAATATACTGCTTGGAACCATGAAAAACACTGGCACAAATTACACGCACACAGGCTTGAGTTTTTTTCAGGCCGCATACACTAATGCAATCAATGACCTCTCCAAGTGTTTTAAGCTGATTGTTGATGATAATAATAATTTGATTTATTGTTCAAGAATTAGCAGTAATTTGACGGTACAGCAGCACAATGGTCTTTTCTTTACAAATGGCCTTGTAATGGATAATGGTGCAAAAAATCTGTATTCAATGGGCGCGAGTCCTACAAAAGCAGGATACTTTGATATAAATACAACAACAGCTTCGTTTCCTATTTATAACGGAACAGCTTTCATGTCAGAGCCGCAGGACAATGCAGTTTTTGTGTCAGATACTCTTATGAGGTTTTCAAGTAATGAGCTGGCTGTTAGAGACCATGTGAAGTACATTTATTCATCACGTTTGAATGATATGAATACAGCGAATTACTCAATAAATGCCTTCCAGATAGTGAGGGTTGGTGATAAGAATTACATGCATTTTGGCACGGGTCTTTACATTGAAATCAGCCAAGTGACAGAAGAAACTATTGAGGTGACTTGATGACAACAGTCTATAAATGCAAATTTCATTATGCTTTGACAACACCACCGATAAACTATAATGTTTATAAGATAGCTATGTTGCAGAAGATCTGTGAAGTGTTTGATTCTCTTCCTGGTGTGACAAACATCATACCGTTCACCACACCGGGCATTGATGGAAGCTGTTATGCAACATTTGATTTGAGCGGAAGCGGTAAAAGCCAATTTGTTATCTCATCATATTATGGTTCAAGTTACTGGGGTGTGTGCAGTGACGATCATAATTGGAATAGCGTTTTAAGTCCTAACGTCTCCTATTATTTCATGGAAAACAATGTTGAAGTATCGGGGGATTATGATTTTGATGCTTATTTCATTGTGAGAAACAATAAGCTGATCGCTGCAGTTCATCCTTGGAGTGGTTTTTGGATATTCCATGTAACGACAGACAATGATTTGATTGTTGCGGTTGAAGGAGTAACAAGTGTGTATTCTTTGTCTGCTTATTATAGTTCGACAAGAAAAGATGATGTTTTAATCAAACCAAGTGTACTGTCAGGAAATGGAGCAAGTTATCAAGCACATATTGGATACAGTACATGGGGAATATCTTCTGCGGCTGGTACATATAATGTTCCAACAGGCAAAGTGCTGAAGTATTCAAATATATATGTAGATAAAACTGGCTGTATTCTGAAGCAGATTGATGATTTTCCTGTCGCCATGCATGGTGCTGGTGTACCGCTGGCATTCCAGCAAGATCCTACATTCAGAAAAATATCAATAGACGGTCAAAAATATATTCACATAGGTAGTTTGAATTGGATTCAGTACGATACAATCGTTGAAAACACCTACAACGTCGGAGGAAGTTAAGGAGGAAGAAAAATGTTTCAAATCGAAGGACAGACCATAACACTCACAAGAGGTGATACTGCATCAATTCAGCCGATTCCGACAGTGATTGCCACCGGGAGGCCTTATGTTTTTCAGAGCGGTGACGTGGTGAAGTTTAGGATCCGCAGGCTTCCTGATTGCGGCGAAATTGAGCTGGAAAAGGATTGTTTCATCGACCTTGAAAATAATATCTGCACACTTACGCTGCATCCCGAAGATACTGAAGGACTGCAGATGACAGAATATAGGTATGAATTTGAGCTGGTTGATACTGATGGCGCGAAATATAGATTTGTAGCAAATCAGAAATTCATTGTCGGAAAGGAGCTTGTGTCTCATGGCTGAACAGTACGGACAGTTAGTTGGTAAATTTGGTACAGATCCTCAAAGGCTTGCCGGGAATGTAGTTCCTAGAGGCCAGATCAGTGGTGGAGTCGGTATGGCTGCAACGATGTATGAGAAGAATTACAATCTTCTTGAGAATAAACCGCAGATAAATGATGTGGAGCTGGTTGGCAATCTTCCTGGCGAAGATTTTGACCTTGCGCGTCACACACAGATTTTTGAAGAAGCAGAAGAGCGCCAGAACATTGAGAGTGGGGAAACGGTTCCCACTCTTTTTAGTAAAATCAAAAAGTGGTTCACGGATCTGAAGCCTGTTGCTTTTTCAGGATCCTATTCAGATCTTGACGACAAGGCGACCTTCCAGGCGGAAGCTGGTGAGCATATTGATGAAGTAGGAACACCACAGGTGAGCGCTGTCACAGTGGAGTCAGAGACAACATTGACTTTTAACTACTTGAAGGGCGCAACCGGTGACATTGGCGCTACCGGAGAGACAGGCGCAACGGGCGCAACGGGTGAAACCGGTGCCACAGGACCTGCAGGTGCTACAGGAGCAACAGGCCCGAAAGGCGATACAGGGGCACAAGGTCCTACTGGAGCAACTGGCGCAACCGGTTCACAGGGTCCAAAAGGCGACACAGGACCTGCAGGAGAGCAGGGACCCAAGGGAGACACAGGGGCAAGTGGTCCTGCAGGAGCAACGGGAGAAACAGGCCCTGCCGGTGAAACCGGTCCTCAAGGGGAGCAGGGACCGAAAGGTGATACAGGAGATACGGGAGCGCAAGGACCTGAAGGACCTCAAGGGCCTGCTGGTGCTACGGGAGAACAAGGACCCAAGGGAGATACTGGCGATACGGGAGAACAGGGACCTCAAGGCGAAACTGGACCTGCTGGAGCTACTGGTGAGACCGGTGCAACAGGGGCGACCGGAGAACAAGGCCCGAAAGGTGACACTGGGGATATCGGTGCTACAGGTGAGACAGGACCACAGGGAGAGACGGGAGCAAAAGGCGATACTGGAGATACTGGCGCGACTGGGGAAACAGGTGCAAAAGGAGATACAGGAGACACCGGAGCAACAGGAGCAACAGGTGATACTGGTGAAAAGGGCGACACAGGCGACACAGGGGCTACTGGTGCCACGGGTGCAACTCCTATTGTAAGCGCTGATGCCAGTGTTGATGCGAATGTTGGTGTTCCTGAAGTGACTGTCAACAAGACAGGAACCGCTGAAGCTCCGAATTTCAGTTTTGTTTTCAAAAACCTCAAAGGTGCAACAGGTGATACGGGTGCCACAGGAGCAACTGGAGCTACTGGAGCGACAGGAGATACCGGAGCAAAGGGAGATACTGGTGATACAGGTCAGCCGCCTGCAAATTGCATGATACAGGGAGTGGATTATGTTACGGCAGGAAAGAAAACTGGAACGACACTTGGAACGAAAGCAACAGCAGAAGGTAAGGATACTACTGCAAGCGGTAATTATTCCCATGCTGAAGGAGGAGATACTACTGCAAGTAAAGTCATGTCCCATGCCGAAGGAGGAGCTACATTAGCAAGTGGTGAATACTCCCATGCTGAAGGTTATGGAACAACAGCAAGTGGCGATTATTCCCATGCTGAAGGTGTTCAGTCAGTTGCAAGTAATTATTTTTCTCATGCGGGAGGTTACGGAACAAAAACGGGTAGGGACTATCAGCATGTACAAGGTCAGTATAATGTTGGTGGTTCTAATACTCTTTTTGAAATTGGAAACGGAACCGCTGACAATGCACGTTCAAATGCATTTGCGGTAACATGGGAAGGTGATGTCTTCGCTGGCAGGAGCAACGGAATTGATGCCACAAATGAACCGCTGAAAAATCCCACGAGTGCGGATGTTGTTAGTTACCTAAACAGTAATTTTGCAACTAAAGTAGTTGCTACTATAACAACAGATGGGACAACTACTTTTAAAGAATCTCTTGAAAGTTTATATACTCAACTTAAAATATTTTATGATAATTTAGATGCAAAAGAGATACCTCGATTAGTATTTAATTTTATTAACAATACCAATGGTTATAATGTAATAGGTACTTTTACCAAATTTGACCCTACAGATAATACTTTTGTATTCGTATTTGAAACCTCATCTGCGGCTAGTAACACAAGACAATTTTACAAAATAGGTTCTCCAAGTAATAGTAGCTCTGCTGTGTATTTTTGGACTATAACAACCTCAACAATTACAGTAACGGACCAAAGCTCAAATACTG